GGCAACGCCCGCCCGAACGGCTCGCTGACAACGCTGCTGATGCAGTCGCGGTACTCCGCCTCGTTCGCCAACGAAAAGTTCGGCGAGAAGATCGACGAAGCCTTCGGCGAACACGTGACGATGAAGTTCGAGCCCCCTCAACCCAAGGAGAATAGCCAATGACCGATCGCGTTCCGCGCGGTGGGCAACCGCCGGTAACCCCGCATGATGACGCGCTCGCCGAGTTCGTCGGCGAAGTCAAAGCGCTCTACGACCTCAGCGACGACGACGAGCTGCGCCTGCTCGAAACGGTAGGCAGCTTCGTCAACATCGTTGCCGTGAACGCCTTGGCGCGGCGTCCCCGCGTTCCGACGGCGACGATCGCGTCGGTCACGGTGCTGCCGCAGGGCGTCGCCGATGGTCCCGAACTGATGCGACCGGAAGAAGTCTCCGTTGCGCTCGGGATCCCGGTGTCGACGCTTGGCGGCATGCGCCGCGCCGGAAAGGGGCCAAGCTGGTTCAAAGAGGGCCGTGCGGTGCTGTATCGCCGTGCCGAAGTGCGCGGCTGGCTCGATCGTCATGTCCCCGTAGTGTCGACCGCGCCGTCGAACGGCGTCGCACGCGACAGCATTGGGACACTCCCGCAACCCGACAACGTCGACCCCAGCGAGGCCCGCCATGACGCGTGAGATCTTGAAGCAACCCGATCGCGATCCCCTGACGAAGGGTGACCGCGAGTTCCTGTCCGGCAACGAGAAGGGTGAGTTCACCTACAGCGCCGACAACCGCACGATGCTGGATACCTGCTGCAGCCGCGGCTTCCTGACGCCCGTAGAGGGCGAGTTCGTGTTCGAGAAGATCACGGCGAACCGCGTCAGGCTGACGCCGTTGTATCGGCTCACAGATGCCGGTGCGGCGGCGCTGGCTTGGGTGCCGCCGGCGGCGGACGAAGCGGCCGAAGGTGGCGTGCAATGAGCAAGCCGAACTTTGCGAAGGATCAGTTGAAGGCTCTCGTCGAGCGTGTCGAACGGCTCGAGGAAGAGAAGGCGGCGCTGAACGGCGACATCAAAGAGATCTACGCCGAGGCTAAGGGCAACGGGTTCGACACGAAGATCATGCGCACCGTGGTCCGTCTGCGGAAGCTCGATGCCACCGAACGCGAAGAGCAAAGCGCGATACTCGATCTCTACATGTCGGCCCTTGGGATGACGACGGAATAGGGGGCAGCGATTCGATGAGCGGTGGTGTCGACACTTGCCACAGAACCGGAAAGCTACGGTACGCGACCCGCTCCGGCGCGCATCTGAAGGCCGAACGGATGCAGAAGCGGAGACCCGGCAACGGCATCAAGGCGGCGCCGTGCCAGGTCTATCGCTGCGAGTTCTGCCACGCCTATCACGTCGGTCACGCCGATTGGCGCAAGGCGAGGAAGTGATGACGGTCGCGGTCACACGGGAACGGGTCGACAAGACGATGGCGCTGTTGCGGCACCGCGCTGCACGCCGCCAGCCGGCGCCGTCGAACACCGAGATCGCGAAGTGGATCGGGCTCGGCAAGCAGCGGTTTCAGCCGGCCGATCGGATGCAAGGCATCCGCACGAAGAAGCATGAGGCTGGGACCTTGATGATTCGAGCCCTGGAGCGCGACGGTCTGATCGAGGTCGAGCGCGGCCGTAACTGGCGGTGCATCAAGATCAGAGAGACAGGCGAGGTCTTGCCGCGTCGACCGCCTTCGCTGCCGGAATAATTGCGCGCGAGTCAGTCGCGTTTGATTTGTTTGATATTCAAACGTTGGCGGAAAACTGCGAATGCCTAGAGGTGGCCGAAGGGAAGGCGCGGGGCGGCCGAAGGGCAAGAAGAACGACGCCACGGTCGCGAAGGGCGTCGTCACGACAGTCGACGGGGTCGACCTAATCGAGATGGCCGCTCAAGGGTTGGCTCCCGACTACAAGGCGGTCGATCTACTGCGCGCGATCTACCGGAATTCGGCGATGCCAGGCGACGTTCGGTTGATGGCTGCAGTGAAGGCGGCGCCGTTCGAAACCGCGAAGCCCACGGCCAACAAGGGTGCGGGGGCAACATCGTTTGCATTCAGCTTTGGGCGGGCTAATGCCAAATCCGCTTGAGATCACATACCAGCCGCCGGGTCCGGTGGCGGATGCATTCTTTTATTCGAACGCGTTCTTGAGCGGGCTTCGCGGGCCGATCGGGTCCGGCAAGTCTGTGGCCTGCTGCTTTCGCATCTGGCGACACCTCGCGGAACGCGAACCGAACCATCAGGGCATCCGTCGTGCGCGCTGGGCGATTGTGCGCAACACCTATCCCGAACTTAAGACGACGACGATCAAGACCTGGCACGAGTGGTTCCCGCGCGAGATGGGTAACTGGCAGGACGCCGGTCCGCCGACGCATCACATTCAGACCGGCGAGATCGATCTCGAGGTGATGTTCATCGCCCTCGATCGGCCGGCGGACGTGAAGAAGCTACTTTCCCTGGAACTAACCGGCGCCTTCATCAACGAAGCGCGCGAAGTGCCGAAGGCGATCGTCGATGGGTTGACCGGTCGCGTCGGGCGCTTTCCGCCGAAGCGTGACGGCGGCAGCGGTTGGCGCGGCGTCATCATGGACACGAACCCGCCGGACACTGACCATTGGTGGTACAACCTCGCCGAACGCGTTCCCGGCGAAACCCTTGATAGCTTGCTGAAGGCAGAGAAAGACCTTCGGGATGCCGGGATCATCGCGCCTGATCAGGCGCTGTTCGAGTTCTATTCGCAGCCAGGGGGTGATTCGCCCGAAGCCGAGAACCTCGATAACCTGAACGTTGGCTACTACACGCTATCGTCAGCGGGCAAAGACGAGGCTTGGATCAAGGTTTATGTCCGAGGCGACTACGGTTTCGTCACTGACGGCAAGCCGGTCTATCCGGAATTCCGCGACAACGTGCATGTGCGGCAGGTGCAGTTCGATCCGAGGCTGGGCCTTTGGGTTGGGATCGACTTCGGTCTGACGCCGGCGGCGCTGTTCGGGCAGCGCACAATGTTGGGCCGCTGGCACTGGATCGACGAGCTCGTGACTACGGACATGGGTGCGAAGCGTTTCGGCAATTTGCTGCGATCGAAGCTCGATCGCGAATATGCGGGAGCAACGATCAACGGGATCTTCGGCGATCCGGCGGGCGATGATCGTGCCCAGACCGATGAGACGACGCCGTTCATGATCTTGCGCGGTGAGGGTGTTCCCGCTGTCGCGGCGCCGTCAAACGATCCCGTGTTGCGGCGTGAAGCCGTGGCATTGCCGTTGTCGCGTCTGATCGATGGTGTTCCGGGTCTTGTGATCGATCCGCGCTGCGATACGGCCCGCAAGGGCATGGCCGGTGGGTATCAGTACAAGAGGCTGCAGATCGTCGGCGACGCCCGATACCACGACAAGCCGAACAAGAACCGCTTCAGCCACGTCTGCGAGGCTGGTCAGTACATGCTGCTTGGTGCCGGCGAAGGTAAGGCGGTGATGCGTCCGGTTGGTGCTGCAGCACCGCGGCGTCCGGGGCGTGCCCGCGGGTTGGACTGATACTGCGCGAGTCACGGCGCGCTTAGGGCGTTGACCCGATGAGCGGTATCGAACCCTTCCTTGCGGCGATGTTGGCGAGCACGACTGCGGCTGCGCCGGCGGCTGCGGGCACTGCTGCGGCGGTTGGCACAACGGCTGCGGCAGGTGCAGGTGCGGCTGGCCTCGCAGCAGGTACGGCTGGCGCTGTTGGTGCTGGTGCCGCGGCGGCCGGCGGACTTAGCGCACTAGAGATCGCGGCTCTTGCTGGGTCCGGTGCGAGCCTCGTCGGAACGGGCGCATCGTTACTCGCCGACAAGCCGAAGATACCTGAGGTCGCCGTTGCGACGCGCGATGATGCGCAGCGTGAGGCTGATCTTCGCAGTGATCTTTACAAGAAGCGCGGCCGTGCCGCGGCGTTGCTGACGCCTGGCGGTGGCCGTGGCGACACGTCGAGCCCTTACCTTGGCTCAGCCGAACTGATGGGAGCCTGACATGGGCAAGCGTTACGACCTGTTGAGCAACCAGGCCGCCGACTCCAATCCTGTCGTTGTGCAGCCTGGTGGCTGGCACCTGTGGCGGGCGCAGGCGACGTGGGGTGTCCACTCGCTCAAGCTGCAAATGCAGATGGGCGACGGGACCTATGCCGATATCCCCGGCAAGGTTCTCGACGCGACCGTCGCTTGCATGGAGGTGTTCCTTCCCAGCGGCGCGACGGTCAAGGCTGTTCGCAACGGCACACCGACGGCCATCTATTCCGATCTTTGCAGCGCGTAAGGGGTTTCGAATGAAGGCTCTATCCAGGCTCCTGATCGCGGGGCTCTTTGCGATTCTGGCGGCGTCGATCGCCGCGGCTCAGCAAGCGACGCTTCAGAACTGCACCGTCGTATCGAGCGCGCCAACGTACACCGCCGGCACGCAGCGACCGTGCACGCAAGACACGAGCGGCAATCAGCGCGTTTCCGTGGGGCCCGCAAGCGGGACCACGGTTCTCTCCGGTGGCGCGGTAGTTACAGGATCGGCTTCGAGCGCCACGACGCTCTCCAACTTCCCGGTTGACGTATCGGTTGGCTACCAGGCTGCTTCCGTTCAGTTCACGTCCGTAGGTTCCGGCAACACGGTGATGTTCGAGGGGTCTAACGACAACTCGAACTGGATTCAGCTTTGCGCGAACTACACGAACCTGTCCGCGACGAACCTTTCGTGCAGCGGTCTCGTGGGACCGTCGACGGCGAACGCGGTAGATATTCCTCTGGCGTATCGTTACTTTCGCGTCCGCATCTCCACGTACGGCAGCGGCACCGTTACGGCGGTCGCGTTCATGTCGCCGGTTCGGCCCCAAGTGCAACGCGTCGAGATTGTTCCGTGGTCTAACGGAACGGGTAAAATCGGCTCTGTAGACGGCACCGTGGCGAGCGGTTCCGCGGATAGCGGGAGCCCGGTCAAAGTCGGCGGAAGATACAACAGCACAAAGCCAACATTCGCGGACGGCCAACGCGGCGATTTGCAGGTCGGCACGCGTGGGTCGATGATGGTCCAACTACAGGACCCGGACGGCACGAGCGGCGGCACAATCACTGCCGCGAGCGACACGCTCTCTGACACGTTCGGCGGTCTGTACACCAATTCGCGCAAGCACAGTTTTGGCGGAACCAATTGGGCTCGGGACTTCACCTGCTCCAACTCCGCCGTAATCAACGTATCGGCTGCGGCTACGACGCAGATCGTGGCGCTTGCGTCGTCGCAGGTCATCCGCGTCTGTTCGTTTGTGATCTCTGGCGATACGTTGGCGACGACAGCGACGTTCGTTTACGGGACCGGCGCAAACTGCGGGACCGGCACGACATCGCTGACGGGGGCAATGCGCTTGCAGGATGAGGGGAACATCTCTGCGACCGGCATGAACGGTTCGTTGTTTCGGACTGCCGCATCGAACGCGCTCTGCCTCACGGCCGCAACTGGCGCCGTGACGGGCTTTGTCACCTACGCGCAGTACTAACGGCTAAGGCGGGCGCGAGTCACCGGGCCGGTAAGGCTTCGGCCATGACCCGCAGTTTTGTCGAGACCGTCATTGAAGAGCACACCCAGCTCGCAACGGAGCGGGCGAACTTCGACCGTCTGAACCAGGAAGTCGCGGAGTACGTGCTTCCGGAGCACGCGAACTTCACCAGCAAGGTTGCTGTGCAGGGCTCGCAGCGGACGCAACGGCAGTACGATGCGACGGCACCGACGGAGGCGCAACGTCACGCCGCGGCGGTCGACAGCTTGTCGACGCCGGCCGGACAGAAGTGGGACGGCCTTGCCGCCATGGATCCGCGCCTCAACGAGCGCGACGACGTCCAGCAGTATTTCGATGATGTTCTCGACGTCCTTCGCGCCGAGCGTGCGGCCTCGAACTTCCAGGAACAAATCTTCGACGTCTGGCATCACGGTGGTGTTCTTGGAACATCGCCCTTGATGATCCTGGACAGGGCAGGCGGTGGGCTTTCCTACCGCTGCATCCCGACGTCCGAAGCCTTCATCATGGTCGATGCGCAGATGGACGTCTGCCGTCTCGATCGGCGCTTCAAGCTGACGGCGAAGGCGGCGGTCGACGAGTACGGTGATCGTCTGCCGGACAAGATCAAAGAGGCGGCACGGACGAAGCCGACGACGACGTTCGAGTTCTTGCACGCCATCATGAAGAACCCGGCGCGGAAGCCTGGCTATCTCGATGCCCGCGGCATGCAGTGGATGTCGATCGAGCTTGCGCTTGCCGACAAGGTTGCGCTTCGCCAGGGCGGCTACTCGTCGTTCCCGGCACCGGTCTATCGCTACGCCAAGGCGCCCGACGAATGGTACGGACGCGGTTGGGCTGCAGCGGTGCTGCCGACGATCCGCCAGGTCAACAAGATGGTCCGTGCTATGGATCGCCAGACCGAAAAGGCGGCTGATCCCCCGTTGTTGGCCTACGACGACGGCACGCTGGGTTACGGTGATGACCAGTCCGGCAACACGCCGTCGCTCGGCGCCGGCGACATCCACTGGGGTGGCATGACGTCGGACGGCAAGAAGCTGGTCGAGGCTCTCTACACCGGCGCCGATCTCGATAAAGGCTGGGAGCGCATCACGAAGCGGCAGCAAGAGATCAAAGATGCCGCGCTGACGTCGGTGTTTCAGATCTTCGCCGATCGGCAACGGATGACGGCCACGGAATGGCTGGGCATCATGAACGAGAAGGCGCAGCTGACGGTGCCTGTTGTCGGTCGTTCCGTGGTGCGGTTCCTGTCTCAAGTCGTGGAACGCGAACTCAGCGTTCTCGGCCGTCAAGGCAAGCTGCCGCCGATGCCGATGGTGCTGCAGCGCGCCGGCGGCATGTATCGGGTGCAGTTCAACAGCCCGCTGATGCGGCTCTTGAAGCTTGCCGAGGTCACGGCGTTCCAGACCTGGACGGGACAGCTAGCACCGTTCCTGCAAGTGAAACCCGAACTCGCCGACATCCCGGATTGGGCAACGGCGATGCATCAGAGCGCGCCGATCCTTGGCGTCCCTGCGAAGTGGGTGGTCGACAAAGACAAGCTAGAGGAAATCTGGGCGCAGAAGGCGAAGGCGGCTCAGGCACAGCAGATGATTGGGGCAGCACCGCAACTCGCCGGTGCGCTCAAAGATGTTGCGCAGGCCGGAGCGATCTCGAGGTCGGCGGCATGACGGTGCAGTTTTCTGTTGCCGTTCGAAACGCCAAGCTCGATGCAATCGAGACGGCGATCGGTGCGGCGGCGGTTGTGAAGATTCGCACCGGCGCACCGCCTGCAAACTGCGCCGCCGCTGACACCGGCTCGGTTCTGTGGACGGAAGCGCTTGCCTCGGATTGGGCGGCTGCTGCTGCGGGCGGTGTGAAGGCCTGGAACAACCTTCCCATCGTCGGGACGGTCGATGCAGACGGCACACCTGGTCACTATCGCATCTACGCCTCTGACGGCGTGACCTGTCACGAGCAGGGCACAGTGACGATCACGGGCGGCGGCGGCGACATGACGGTGGACAGCACGACGTGGACCACGGGCCAAGAGTTTCGGATCACGGGCAAATCTCAGACTGAAGGGAACGGTTAGGATGGCGATACAATCACAAGCCGCCCGTACATCGGGCCTCACAATCGCCAACGCCAACTTCGGCATCTATCCGCCCGCCACGGTGCGCGCGGCGCTGCTCGAATACTCGATGGTGCAAGCGACCGGCACGGCGCAGTCGATCGGTCTGGGGCGACCCGCCACCATCGGCACGCCATCTGGCGCGGTGCTGTTTCAGCAAGACGATCCGGGCGACCCGGCGTCAGTCGTGAACGGGCATATCACGTGGACAGTTCAGCCCACGGCACCGACGATCTTTCATCGCCGCTGGAATAGCGCGGCGACGATTGGCGTGGGTGTCGTGTGGACATTCCCGCGCGGGATGGTGATTGCAGCATCCGGTGCAGTTGTCGGTTGGAACATCACGGCGGCGGTTGCAATGGACGTAAACGCGGTGGTTGACGCCTAATGCTTGACGAGGATCGCCATCTGAAGCTCAAGCGGGACGCGCTCAACGCCCCCGCCTACGTGGCGACGATGACGATCCGTGTGCATTACGACGGCACGATGAGCATGGACGCGCCGTTGGGCGACAAGGCGTTGTGCTTGCAGATACTCGATCAGGCGCGCGAGTGCGTACTTGCGAACGCGAAGGACCGGGGATGGCTCGTCATGCCGCCCGGTCACACGGACGCGAAGGCGAGGCCGGAGGGTTACGGTTGAGCGGGTTCATCGGGGCGGCTCTGCCTGAGTTTCAACTGAGGGCCAAGGACGAAAGGCTGCACCCGTCATTTATGGCGATGATGGATGCGGCACGGCGCGGCGGATCGCGCCACACGGACGGCAACGAAGGTTTCTACAGCGGCTTCTGGCCTGGCAATCGCGGCTTTATCGGTGACATGGGCGCGGACGTGTCCATGTTCCAAGCCTCTGGTGGTCGCAAGACGGAGCGGGTCGGCGCTGGCGTTGCATCCCGTGTCGGCTTCCCCGGCGTGACGCGCGATCAGTATGGCGCCCCGTTGGCAAGTGCGACGGTCATCCTGCACCGCACGTCAACGCGCGAGCTTGTGCATGAGATGGTGAGCGGCGCGGACGGCGCGTTCCTGTCGCAATCGGTTTATGCCGGCGAAGGTCATTACATCGTGTTTCACAAGGCCGGTGCGGTGAACGTGTACGGGGCAACGGACAACAATCTGATAGGCGCATGATTAGCGCCTTCCTCCGGGGCAACAGCGGGCCGCAAACTGACGGCTATCTGCGCTCCGAGAAATACCCGCTGCGCTTCGACGGGTTTCTCAGGGGAAACGCTGGCCCACCAAACGACGGCTATCTGCGCCCGCGCGTGTGGGTGTTCGGTGCCGCGGTCGTCGTGGAGAGCGGCGGCGCGATCGCCGGGGAAGCCACGCAAGCATTGGCGGGCGTCACGCCATCGGCGGCGGGTGTTGCCGTCATTCAGGGCACAGCGTCGAGCGCGCTCGCTGGCGTCACCCCATCTGCTGCCGGCACAGTCAAGGTCCAGGGCGCTGCGGCGCAAGCGTTGGCGGGCGCAGCCGCGTCGGCGAGTGGGACCTTGACGGTCCATGGCATTGCATCGACCACGCTGGGGTCAGTCACATCAGTCGCGGCCGGGACGGTTAGTCTGCAGGGCGCGTCGAGTGTGGTGCTGGGCAACGTCTCAGCTTCAGCCACCGGGGTTCTCGGCGCGGCTTTGCCGAGCGCGGCCCCGCCGCCGCGGCTGTCGAAGCTCCGGAAGCGTCACTACACGCTGTTGCGGCGGAGCGCGAGTCAGCCACCGCGTATCCGGATTTATTAAAATGAGCGGACCAATGGATGTCGGACGAACGGACGGCAAGTCGCAGACGGGCCACGCTGCTGGTATCGCGGGCCTGGAAGCGGGTCATGCTGGACGAGAAAGGCAAGCTGCACACGGATGCGAAGCTGATCCTGCGGGATCTGTTCGACAAGGCCGGGTTCTATGCGGCGCAGCAGTATTTCCCGGGACAGAATGATCTGACGGTGGCGCGGGCGTCTCGCCGCGAGATCGTCATTCACATCCTGGCCCTGATTGAGAAGTCGGAAGACGAGATCGCCGGAAACCGCAAGGGCTCGGCGATCCCGGAACACCAAGACGGCGATGTCGAAAACACAGTCGAAACGATGAGGACGTTCTATGAGTGATGCAGGCGCAGCGGCGGCAGCCGCAAACGGGGCAGGTGGTGGCGACAACGGTGCGGCCGCGGCAGCAGCTGCAGCAGCGAATGGTGCCGCCGGGAACGGTGGCGGCGTCGTCGAGTGGTTGCCCGGGATCGATCCCGACAGCGCGCAGTTTGTGACCGGACTTGGCTACAAAGACCTCTCTTCGTTCGTGAAAGGTGCCATCGAGACGAAGCGGGCGTTCTCCGCCGGCCGTCCGTTTGAGGTCCCGAAGGCGGAAGACGCCGAGAGTTGGAAGAAGATCAACGCTGCGCTTGGTGTCCCGGAATCGGCAGACAAGTACGATCTTGGCGACGCCGCCAAGACGATGAAGTCTGAAGAGGTCAAGGCGTGGACAGCGGAACTGCACAAGCTTGGCGTCCCGAACAAGGCAGCGGCGGGCTTGATTGCCGTCGCGACGCAGAAGGCGGCCGGATTCAAGGCTGCCGAGGAAGCCAAGGTCGCCGCGCAGATCACCGAGGGCTTCGAAAAGCTCAACGCCGAATGGGGCGACAGCGCGAAGGCGAACCTTGATCTGGCGAACCGCGGCTGGGTTGCCGCGGCGAAGGAAGTCGGCTGGACGAAGGAAATGATGGAGGCGGTAGAGCGGCTCCCCGGCGGCACCCGAGCCCTGCACATGATGGGGCATCTCCTCGGCCGTCACATGGTCGAAGCGGGCTTTGTTGTGTCCGACGGCCAGCACCGCGGCATGACGAAAGAGAGCGCGCATAAGCGGCTCAACGAGATGGGCGGCGACAAGACGATCGGGAAGGCGCTGGTCGATCGTGCGCACCCTGAACACCAGCGTTACCTGGCCGAGAAGCGGGAACTGGAAGCGATCGCGTTCGGCTGAGGCAGATACGGCGCGAGTCACGGCGGTGCCAAATACCGCCGTGAAGACTGACCCGTCACTGGCTTGGCCTCGCCGCACTAACGGACCCAAGACCTAAACGGCTTCGCAGCACTTCGACGGTGAAGGGCGCGACCGAAATCCGCGCACCATCTAAATCGGAGCGCGGGTCACATGACCGCTAACGCAAGTCCAACCTTTTACGCGCAGCAGTTCAAAACCTCGCTGCGTATGGCGCTGCAGCAGAAGCCGTCGAAGCTTCTGTCGTGCGTCACCATCGGCGAAACCGTGATGGGCGCCAAGCAGGCCGTCGTCGTCGATCGCATCGGCGCCGTCGATGCCCAGACCGTCGCCGGCCAACTGCAGACGAAGACCTACCTCAACCCGACCACGGAACGGCTGTGGGTCGATCCGATCAGCAAAGACGTCCCGCTGATCATGGATCACTTCGAGCAACTCAAGATGCTCAGCGATCCGTCTTCGAAGTTCGTCGAGACGTCCGTTGCGGCGATCAACCGTGCGAAGGACGACGAGATCATCCGCGCCTTCTTCGCGGCCACGAAGTCCGGCGAGACCGGCGCCACCACGCAAGCCTTCGATACCGCGAATCAGCAGATCGCGGTGAACTACGATGCGACCGGCAACACCGGCCTCACCGTTGCGAAGCTGAAGCGGGCGCGCCAGTTCTTCCTGCGCGACGAGGTCGATCTCGACAGCGAGGAACTCTACGTCGCGATCACGGACGACCAGGACAAGAACCTGTTGGACGAGGCGCAGTACATCAGCCTCGACTACAGCGACAAGCCTGTCCTCGACGAAGAGGGCAAGCTGAAGAAGTTCCTGAAGTTCAACTTCGTGCACACGCAGCGTCTCGGCGTCGATGCCTCCGGCTACCGCCGCGTCCCGGTGTGGGCGAAGTCGGGCGTCGAGTACCGGCCTTGGGAAGAGCTCTACACCAACGTCTATCGCGACACGACGTACCGCGGGGAACCGTGGGCGGCGTACAGCATGGCGACGTTCGGTGCGGCGCGCACCGACAACAAGCTGGTTAAGGAAATCCTCTGCCTCGAATCGTAAGGCACTGAACTGATCCGGTGAGGGTGCCGCTCGGCGCTCTCACCGAGACCCACAACCCTTTTAGGAGAGACCCCAATGGCGGTCACCAATGATAGCTCTACCGAGTATTTGAGGGCCACGGATCCCCGCACGTATGGGTCGCTGACCCCGGAGCAGGCGCCGAAGGATATCAAGTTCGTGCCGATCACCTTCACGCAAGGTGCCGCGGCTGGCGACATCGGCTCGACTGCGAAGCTTGCCTTCTTGGAAGGCGGCCGCTTCGTCATTTTGCCGAAGCTTAGCTTCATCGACTGGTCGGCGTTCGGAGCCGGCCGTCTGTTGGACATCGGCCTCTCGGCCTACACCGACGAAGACGGCAACACCGTCGCGGCCGCACCGATTGCCTTCGACGACGACATCGACGTCGCGGCTGCAGGCCGTGCCGCGATGGGTTCCGATATCGCGGCACTTACGGGCGGCCGTTTCCTGGTCAAGAGCCGCAGCGGTGTCACGGTCGTGGCGACCGTCGCCGGCGGCACGATCCCGGCCGGGGCCACGCTGACGGGCTACCTCGCGGTCGCCGCTGTCGGCTCGTAACCGAACCGAAGAAACGGAAGCGGCGGGTGATCCCCGCCGCTGACCACTGAGAGGCGAGAGACATGGCGACGAAACAGTTCGGCTGCAGCAAGGGTTTCCGCGTTGAGCAGGTCACCGAAGCGACCGGTGGTGGTGCCGGCACGGCCGATGTTGACGTGAACATCAAGAACGGCATCACGCAGCTGCAGGCCATCGAGGCGCTTGACAAGATCAAGCTGCGCATCGCGACGTCAAAGAATTTCCCGTAACGGCTGGGGTGATGAATGCCCCAACTCCTGACGGACACCGAGATCGCCAACCTGGCGCTGTCGAAGCTGGGCCCCGGCGGCGGCTACCTGACCGATCTGAGCACCGATGACAGTGTTGCGGCGGATGCGCTGCGGCGCGTCTATGTGGCCATCCGCGATGAGGTCCTGGAAGCGTATGCCTGGTCGTTCGCGCAGCGGCGTGCCGTGCTGGCGGAAGACGTCGCTGCGCCGCTCTGGGGCTACGCAAACCAGTTCACGTTGCCGAACGATTGCCTGAAAATCCTGGCGATTGAGGGTGTTGCCGTGCTCAACGGTGCCGCCTACACCGTCGAAGACGACAAGCTACTGACGGATATCGAGGCCCCTCTGAACATCCGGTATCTGGCCCGCGTCTCGAACCCCGGCAAGTACTCGGCGACGTTCGTGGCGGCGCTGGCGGCGCGGCTAGCCGATGAGGTCTGCGAGACGATCACGAAGTCGACGTCGAAGCGCGAGGGGCTGATGCGGGAGTATCTGCTGAAGCTGAAGCAGGCCCGCCGCGTCGAAGGCATCGGCCGGGCGCCGGCGCCGCCTCCGGATGGTTCCTGGAACGATGCGAGGCAATAGGTCATGGCCGTTGCCTTACTCTTCGGGAGCCTGAATAGCGGCGAGCTGTCGCCGCTGCTGGATGGCCGCGTCGACAAAGAGTTCTACGCCGCTGGCGCCAAGACCCTCGAAAACTTCATCCCGACGGTGCAGGGGCCGATCGTGCAGCGATCCGGCACCGGCTACGTGAAGGAGGTCAAGAATTCGGCGCAGCGCACGCTGCTGATCCCGTTCCAGTTCAATGTCGAACAGGCCTACGCGCTCGAGTTTGGCGACCTCTACATGCGGGTGCTGAAGGACCACGCGATCGTCACGCTGGCCTCGACCGTGATCACGGCGGTCACGAATGCAAACCCTGGTGTTGTGACCTCGAACGCGCACGGCCTCAGCAATGGCGACAGGGTCATCGTGGCTTCTGTCGGCGGCATGATCGAACTGAACAACCGCGAGTTCACGGTCGCGGGCGCCACGGCGAACACGTTCCAACTCAGCGGCGTCGATACCTCGGCTTATGGTGTCTACACCGCCGGCGGCACCGTCGCGAAGATCTACGAGATCGTGTCACCGTACGCTGCGGCCGATTTGTTTGATGCGGACGGCGCTCCGCTGCTGTCCTACGCGCAGACCGCCGACGTGATGTACATCGTGCATCGCGGCAACGACTATGCCGTACGCAAGCTGACCCGCACCGGTCACACGGCTTGGACGCTGTCGACCGCGACGTTCTCGAACGGGCCCTTTGCCCCGATGAATGGCACCGATTCCGCGCGCGTGCTTTGCGACGCCACGTCGGGCACCTATCAGCCAGGCGACCCGGTAACGCTGCAAAGCAACACGGCGATCTTCGACGCCAACATGGTCGGGATGCTGTTCTTCATGGAGGAGCTCTATGAAGACCCCTCGCCGATCTCGAAATGGGCTGCGGGTATCGCGGCGCCCACGACCGTGGGTACAAAAGTGCTTTACGACGGCAACATGTACGAGGTGACGGGATCGAACGGCACCAACTTCGGAACGGTCGCGCCGACACACACGGCAGGTCAGGCCTACGACAACCCCGTCATCGGCACCGCATCGTATCGTCGGCTGCGGTACCTGCATTCGCGGTGGTCGATCATTCGACTGACGGCCTTCACCGACAGCAAGAACATGTCGGGGACCATAGTCACGCGGCTCTGCGAGGGGCTCGATCCTCCGGGTCAAGCGATCACGAATGCGACGAACTCGGGCGGTCTCATCCGCATCACGTCGGCGGCGCACGACTATAGCGAAGGCGACTACGTCACGATCAGCGGCGTCGGTGGCGTCACCGCGGCGAACGGCGACTGGAAGGCCATCAACGTGGCCGCGAACACCTTCGATCTCGAGGGTTCTGTCTTCGCCGGCGTGTACACGGCGGGGGGCACCGTCAAACGGTTTGCGACCTGGAAGTGGGCGCTGGGGGCATTCTCGGCGTCGCGCGGATATCCCGGCGCCGTCGCGTTCTACGAAGAGCGTCTCGCCCTGATGCAGACTGCTGAAGAGCCGGACGGCTGGTGGCTGTCGGAAAGCGGTTCCTACGACAGCTTCGCGCAACGCTCGGCGAACCAAATCCTGGCGACGAACAGCTTCCGCGGCACGCTGGCCAACGGGCAGGTCAACAAGATCGAGTGGGCGCTGTCGATGGACGACGGTCTGGTGATGGGGACCGCTGCCGGCGAATACCGGTTGCAGGCCGCATCGACCAACGAGCCGATCGGTCCGAGCAACTTCCGAGCGCCGCCGATCTCCGGGCATGGCTCCCGTGGTGTGCAGCCGGTCCGCGTCGGGACCTCGGCCGTCTTCCTGCAGCGCGCCGGAAAGAAGCTGCGCGACCTCGGCTACGATCCTGATCCGCAACAACGGATCGGCACCGATCTGACGCTGCGGTCGGAGCATTTGTTTCAGACGTCACCGGTCTGCGCGATGGCGTACGTGCAGGAGCCTGATGCCCTGTTGTGGTGTGTGCAGGCCAACGGAACGCTGCGCGCCTTCACGTACCAGAAGGAGCAGTCCGTCTATGCATGGGGTCGACATCCTATCGCGGGCTATTCGGATGCCGGGGCAACGGCGGCACCCATCGTCGAAAGCGTGATCAGCATCCCGGCGCCGGACGGCTCGCAGAACGAGCTCTGGATGGTGGTGCGGCGCTACATCGATGGCGGCACGAAACGCACGATCGAGTACCTGCGGCCGCGCTGGACGCCGTCGTCGGAAGAGAACACGCCGTTGCTTGAAGATGCGACGATGTCGGATAGCGGGCTGACCTACGACGGCGCCGCGACGTCGACGCTGTCGGGCCTGTGGCATCTGCGCGGTCAGACCGTTGCGGTGCTCGCCGATGGGAAGCGGCACCCGAACGTCGTCGTCGACAACAGCGGCAAGATCACGCTGCAGTATCAGGCTTCGGTGATCCAGGTCGGTTTGCCGGTGCGGTCGCGCTTCAAGTCGATGAGGCTTGAAACGCTGACGCAGACAGGGACGGCGCAGGGCAAGCAGAAGGTGGTCAATGATGTCGCCGTGCGTGTGATCGATGCGACCAACTTCAGGTACGGCCGAAACTTCACGACGATGAAGCGGAAAGAGTTCACGACGCAAACGCAGCCCTTGGGTTCCCCGGTCCCGCTGTTCAGCGGCGACAAGGTTGTCGACTGGCCCGGCGAGTGGGGCCTCGATGCGTTTCTCTGCATCGAAAACGACATGCCGGTGCCGTTTGGTATCGCGGCGATCTTCCCACGTATGGAGGTGGCGCGGTCATGATCACGGCGGCACCGTTCACGTTGGAGCGCTGGCGCGACGTTCGTCTGCAGCCGGCTCAGAAGCATGAGCCGCCATCGCCTGGGTATGCCGATCGTCTCGTCGCTGAGGGCGCCGCATGGGCTTACGACGATGCCGAGGGTCATACGATCGCGGTAGGCGGTCTTTACCCCGTGGGGCCCGGGCAAGCCGTCGCATGGACGTATCTCGGCGCCGACTGCGGTCGCTACATGACGGCGCTGGTTCGCGCGATGCGTGAAGCAATCGCGACACACAAAGAGCGCTGGCCGGTTGTCCGTGCTGCCGTGCTGGCGGATTTCGAGGCAGGTCGCCGCTTGATGGCGATGCTTGGGTTCGTGCCGCTAATCAACGCGGAGCCGATCATGTGGGCGGGCAAGACCTACATCGTGTTTCAAAAGGTGCACTATGGCGGGTAGCACCGACCTCATCGAGATCTTGAAGTATTCGGTATCGGCATCGCAGGTTGGTCAGGGCTTTGCGGACCGATCGGCTGCGGGCGCGAACGCGGATATCTACCGCACGCAGGCCCGCCAGGCACTAGATGCCGCCGCCTACGACGAAGCCGCGGCACGTCGTGAAGGACGCCAGGTCATCGCACGCCAAGCAGCTGCCGCGATCGCGGAGGGGCAGGGCGACAGCTCCGCGATTGATGTGATTCGGCAGAACGAAGTGAACCTCATCGCCGATGCGCTGGCGGTTCGCAGGCGCGGTCAAGTCGCAGCGGCCGGCTTCACGTCGCGTGCGAACGCGGCCGAGTACGAAGGCGACCAGGCTCTGTATCGCGGCATCGCCGGCGCCGGTGCTTCGTTGATGACCACCGCGGCGGAGAAGGATGCGCTGGAGCGTAGGGCCGGGGCGGCACGGAAGCCGCGGACTCGATCATCATACGGCGCTAAGGGGCTGGAGATCGACTGATGCCTAGAATCGAGGACATCAACCAGGGGATCGGTGCCGCGGGTCCGGTGGACTACGCTGCGGTACAGCCGAACCAAGCCTTTGCCGACCTCGGCCGGAATGCTGCGGGTGCCGCTGCGGTGCTGACGGAGATTGCCGATCACGACGCCGCGCTCGAGGGCGCAGCGGCACTTGCGGATTTCAGGGCGGCACGCGCGAAGCGGCAGACCGAACTTCGAACGCAGGCCAAAGATTTGCAGGGCTTCACTGATGTCGCGCTTGCCGACTTCGACGAGGCCGCGGACCAGCTCGTCATCGCGCATGACAATCCGCGGGTGCAGGAGTTCTTGGGCCAGCGGCTGAACGAACTACGCAGCAACGAAGAGATCGAATCGGACGGCTGGGCGGCCGCGGCGATGGTGCAGCGTACCGAACTGCGCACCGTCGAGGTGATGTCGAAGCTCGCCAACGTGATGGCGAACAACCCCGGGCAATACGCTGCCGTGCTGAAGGACTACGAAGCGGCGATCGATGCTGCCGGTCTGCCGGCGGTCAACGCGGAAAGAGCGTTGGTCACCGGCCGCGCCAAGCTGTCCGACGCCGCGATCGACGGGCTGATCATGAAATCGCCCTACGAGGCGAAGAAACAACTTGGGGCCGGGACATGGAACGATCGCGGCATCGAGATCAACAGACGGAAAGCCGAGGCGAGGGCCAATGCGGCACAATCGCGCGCCGAGTTGTCTCAAGACGCCCGCGACCTCGCAACATCCGATCTGTTGTCGCGGCGGATCACAGGCAAAGGCATCGACCCGGAGGCACTGAAGACGATCCGCGCCGGGATGACGGACAAGGAATGGGACCGCTACACTAGCGCTGCATCGAAGGCCGACACGATCTTCAAGGTGACCGGCGATATGCGGTCGCAGTCGCTTGCCGAGATACAGACGACGCTGGAGAAATCGAAGCCGAAGGGCGGCGAGGCTGACTTCGCCGACCTGCAGGCCGCGCACGCTGAAGCGGTCAAGATTGCGAACAGCATTTTAACGGAACGGAACAAAGATCCTGGTGCGGCCGCGCGCGATGCGTTCCCGAATGTCGCGCAGGCGTGGCAGCAATTTGCCGACAACAACAACGACCCCGGTCACCTCCGCGTCGCGATCAAACGCACGCTAGCGGCTCAAGACGCCATGGGCATTCCCGCGGACAAGCGTAAGCCGCTGCCAGGGCAATTCGCGACAGCTATCGCCGGCGAAATCAGAGGGGCACCACCCGATCAGGCAGCCAAGAAGCTGGGCGAGTTCCAGCAACTATTCGGATCAAACTGGGGCACCGTGTTCCGCCAACTGGCACCGAGCCTCGATGCCAACACAGCGGCGGCGGCGACGCTAGACAACAAGAACATGGCCGCGATCCTTCTGGAGACGTCGCGTGTCGCCGGCGCTGATGGAAAGGCTGGTTCCGGACTTCCGGCGCTACGCAAGGCGCTCGGCGTGAAGGAAAGCGGCGACGAAAGCCTGTCCGCATTGATCGCCGATAACGAGGACATGAGAAGCCTCCGCAGCTCGCTGGCACGTCGTGGCGGCGGTGGTACAACGGGCGTTGCCGTTGCTCAAGCTGCCGAGACGTTGGCGCTTGGCCTCATTCAGCGCAACGGCATCTCTCCGGCAGATGCTGCGGAGCAGGCCGTCGGCGAACTGGTGACGAAGAAATATAACTTCGGCCGCGTCAATGGTGTCCCCTTCACGGCACCGAAGGCCGTCGATATCGACGCCGCGGAGCGTGGTGCCAGCCGGATCATGGGCGACCTCAAAGGCGACGGGCTCGACCTTCCCGGCGCCGATCCCGGTGCGGTCACCGATGAGACGCGGAAACAATACGTTGGTGCAGTGAAGCGCAACGGCTACTGGGTCACGCTGCCGGGCAACACCGGCATTGAGCTCTGGGCAGGCGACGCGCCGGTGACGCGTTACGGTCAACGGATCAGATCGACGTGGGATGTTCTGACCGGGCTCGATCCCGGCGGGGACAGCGGCAGCAGCTACACGAACACCAAGGCCGGCGGATCGGCGCAGGTGAAGTGATGGCCGACATCTTCGACATGGTCGGCGATGCCGTCACGACCGATCCAGGCAACATCACGGATTATCCTGCGGGCGCCGGCGAGGCGTTCGAAGCAGGGCTCGACCGCGCGCTTGACACGAACCCCTTCACGCTGGGGGTCCGTGCGCTGCGCACCTTCAACGACGACATGGCGTCGATCGCCGGGGTCACCGCGCGGGTCGATCAGAAGACGGCCGAAGAGGAAGTGCGGAGCCGTGGGCTCGACCTAAAAATCCCGATGGGCGGGATGACACGCCAAGAACTCGACATGCTGCAATATCTCAAGCAGCGCGAGATCAGTCAGAACACCGTCGGCGCTCGCAGCGGTTTCGGAGCTTCCGTTGCCGGGTTCGCCGGTGGCCTTGTCGGATCGCTTACGGATCCGATCAACGCCGCATCGAACTTCATCCCGTTTGTGAGCGAATACAGATACGCCCGCTGGCTAGCCCAGGCAGGCGAAGGCACGTTGGCGCGCGCCGCGGTGCGGGTCGGCGCCGGTGCGATCGAAGGCGCGGCTGGTGCGGCTGTGGTCGAACCCTTGGTCTACGCCGGAGCAACTTCACAACAACTCGACTACACGAGCACCGACAGCTTTCTGAACGTGGCGCTCGGCGGCGTCATGGGCGGCGGTCTGCACGCGCTCGGTGGTGCGGTCTACGATGCCCGCGTCTCCAAGGCGCTGCGCGGTCTAGACACCGGCCTGCAGGGCAACGCAGCGCTGCGTGACGCCGTCGCGCTGATGCCGGAACACAAGCAGCGCGAACTTCTACAGGAAGCCGTTGCCGCAATGGAGCGCGGCGAGCCGGTAGACGTGACGCCGCAAGTGGCGCGTCACGTTGAAGAGGCGCGCGCGCAAGCGGGCAAGGAAGTTGCCGCGCTCAAGTCCGAACTGGAGACGGTTGGCGACGATGCGGCGCGCGCGGCCGAGATCGAGACGCGCTTGGAAGCGGTGAAGGCCTCGGCGCCGCCACCCGAAGCGCAAGCCACGTTCACGACCGCGAAGGGGTCCGTCTATCAGGTTCACGCCGACGGCACGACGACACGCAACAAGGCGTTCCGGCCCGAACACGGGGCCGACGAGCAGGGGCCGCAAGCGACGTCCGACGTCACGGTCTACCTCACGCTGGACCAGGCACGCGCTCTCGCCACGCCGGAAAACAACTGGCGCATGTTCCGTCACGACGACGGCACCGTGTCGCTGATCAGCAAGAACAAGGACGGTGCGTGGGGCATCTCGCCGACGTCGAAGAACATCCCCGTCTCTACGCAACCGCAAAAAGGTCTGTTGCCGCTCGAACTGTGGCACGCCGACCCGTCCGTCGCTGGCAAGAAAGGCACCGCCTACAAGCGCGTGCACTTCGGGAACGAGATCGTCGATGTGCGGGCCGAAGCACCAAAGGCACCGCCCCGCGACCTTGGCGGTCTGATAGAGCAAAGTCGAGCAGACCGGTCGCAAGGGGCGTTCGACCGGCAGGTTGTCGATGACGCCGCGGCAACGATCGCGGCCGAGAAAACGAAACCCAAGGACAAGGTCGAAGCGGTGAAGCAGGAAGAGGCCGAGTTTCTGGATGTGGTCGAAGAGTACCGCGGGCAAGGCCGCGTGACGGATGCGGACGATCGCGCGCTGAAGTTCGCCGCTGATCAAGCGGCATGGGCGGAGCGCCGCGCCAAGGCGTTCGAAGCCGCCGCCGGCTGCATCGAGGCCGCATAATGGCACGCAACCGCACCGCCGCCTGCATGCTGGGCAAGCTCGGCGACGAAGGAAAAGACTTCACCGACGATGAACTCGACGAGATCATCGAACGGCTGGAGGGCCGGTCGAAGGCGCGCAAGGCGGCGGGCCGGATGGGCGACGAAACCAGCCAGCGCTTCGCCGATGCGGACCGTGCGGCATACGAACTGCGCGTTGCCGCCGCCGTGACGAAGCGCAACGCTGCGCTGCAGGTCGCGGTGATGAACCAGGCCCGGATGCACATCGAAGCGTTCTCGGCGGGCAAGGGCACTGCTGGCACGGTGGCGAAGAACCGCCTGGCCGATAGCGCCAAGGCTCCGATCAAGCGCGCACCGGGCGGCATGGACGACGTGACCGGCCTGAAGGCGATCTTGGCGTCGTCGAACAAGAAAGTGAACGGCGCGCGCGAAAGCTACGACGCGCTGTCCCGTGCCCGCTTCAACGAGTTCGTCGAATCGATGTTCGCGGAACTGAACCGCGAAGGAGCGCTGCCGTATCTGCAAGGCCGCAAGGTGCTCGGCGTGGGCCTGGGGCCTGGCTTCCTTGATGAGAAGATCATGGACGAACTGTGGGAACTGACGTCACCCACGGGCAAGCCCGGCGTTTCGGAAAGTCCGGAAGCGCTGAAGGCGGCGCGGATCCTGCACAAGTACATGGACCTGGCCCGCATCACGCAGAACCGGCACGGCGGCTTTATCGAAGAGCTACGCGGCTACATCGCCTATCAGATGCACCAGCCGGAAAAGATGCGCGCTGCCGGGTTCGAGAAATGGCGCGATAGCCTGTTCGAGCACCGGCTCGACGTTGCCCGCACGTTTGGCCAAGAGTTCGCGAACACCGCCGACATCAACCAACTCAACGAAGCGCTGCGAAGCGTCTACGACACGCTGCTGAGCGGCAAGATGTCGGACGACATGCCGACCGGTCCCGACGTGACCGACCTGCAGGCCAAGACGCAGAACATCGCTAAGGAAGTTTCGCATCGGCGCGTGCTGCACTTCACGGATGCGAAGGGGTGGGGCGGCTACAACGCCGAGTTCGGTCACGGCTCGCTGATGCAAGCGGTGCTTTGGACGCTGGAGCGGGGCGCCAAGACGGCGGCGATGATGGAACGGCTCGGCCCGAACCCACGTCTGACGTTCAACGCGCTGCGCGACGAACTGATCCAACTCAATAAATCCGACCACGCCACGGTAACCGCGCTGAAGTCGACGTCGATTGATCGGCTGATGGATGCCGCTGACGGCGCTGTCGACCAGGTCGACAGCCCGCACTTTGCGGTTGCGGGCTCGATCGTGCGCTCGATCGAGACGCAGGCGAGCCTTGGCGGTATGGTGCTCTCGGCGCTGACCGACCTGCCGACGCAGGCGATGCGCCTCACTTACAACGGCAAGAACTTCTTCCAAGCGCTGGGCGAGCAGATCGTCCACTTCGTTGGCGGCGCGACCGAGCACGCGGACGTGCGGGCACCGTAGAGT